GGTAATTCGTGATCCCGAACTATTTCTAGCCACAGACTTTTAAAAAAAAGTAGAAAAATATGGAAGCAACAGAAAAAATAAATACAAAAATGGGCAGACCACCTATAACTGATCCAGACTATAATCTTGCTAGAGCAAGGAAAATGGAAGCAGATGCTGAGTTAACTGAACTAGAATTACTTAAAGCTAAAGGTGAACTAGTTCCAACTGATGAGGTAAAGAATGAATGGATAAATGCATTATCAAGTATGAGGGCAAAGTTATTAAGTTTACCAACTATAACTGCACCTCTTGTTTCAAATGAAACTGATGTTAGTATAATACAGGACATAATAGAAAAACAAATACATGAAGCACTAAATGAATTATCAAATTATACACCTACAAAACAAGCAAGGTCTGAAAAGAGCAGTAGTGGAAGCAATGGCAGTACTGAAGCCACCACCAAAATTAAAAATAAGTCAATGGGCAGACCAAGAAAGGCGGCTATCATCAGAAGCTAGTGCTGAACCGGGAAGATGGTATACTTCAAGGGCAAATTATCAGCAGGGCATAATGGATAGTATTTCTGATCCATCAATAAAAGATATTGTTATTATGGCAGGATCACAAATTGGTAAAACTGAAATGCTTTTAAATATTGTTGGTTATCATATCTCACAAGATCCTGCACCTATGTTAGTTGTCCAACCAACTTTAGAAATGGCACAAAGTTTTTCTAAAGATAGACTTGCACCAATGTTAAGGGACACACCTTGTTTAAAAGGTAAGGTTAAAGATCCAAGGTCTAGAGATGCTAATAATACTACAACACATAAAGTATTTCCCGGAGGTCATGTATCTTTAGTTGGATCTAATTCACCATCTGGATTAGCTTCTAGACCTATAAGAATTGTTCTATGTGATGAGGTTGATAGATATCCACCTTCAGCAGGTAGTGAAGGTGATCCTATACAATTAGCTAGAAAAAGATCTGCTACTTTCTGGAATAGAAAAATAGTTATGGTATCAACACCAACTAATAAAGGTGCTAGTAGAATTGAACAAGCTTTTGAAGAATCAGATAAGAGATATTATTATGTGCCTTGTGAAGATTGTGGAGAAGAACAAGTTCTTAAATGGTCTAATGTTAAATGGGAAAAAGACAAACCAGAAACAGCTTCATATATTTGTGAAGGATGTGGATCTGTCTGGGATGATGCTAAAAGATTTAGAGCAATAAGGAATGGTAAGTGGTCGGCAGCCGATATATTTAAAGGTGTAGCAGGTTTTCATATATCTGGATTATATTCTAGTTGGACTCCTTTATCTGATGGAGTAAGAGATTTTTTATCTGCTAAAAAAATGACAGAAACTTTAAGAGTATGGACAAATACTTATTTAGCTGAGAGTTGGGAAGATCAAGGAGAAAGAGTAGATGATTTTGCTGTAGCTGAAAGATCTGAACCTTTTGGAGAACTATTAGATAGTAACATATTAGTTATTACTTGTGGTGTTGATGTACAGGATGATCGTATTGAATTAGAAATTGTAGGTTGGGGAAAAGAAGAAGAAAGTTGGAGCATAGACTACAGGACATTATATGGTGATCCTTCAACACCTCAGTTATGGAATGATCTGGATATTATCTTAAAATCTACATATAAAACTGAAGATGATAGAACAATAGGTATAAGAGCAACCTGTATTGATAGTGGTGGTCATTATACTCAAGCTGTTTACAATTTTGTAAGACCAAGAGAAGGTAAAAGAATATTTGCTATTAAAGGTATGGCAGGAGAAACAAGACCTATAGTATCTAGACCAACCAGAAACAATATTGGTAAAATTAGATTATTTACTTTAGGTGTAGATAATATTAAAGAACTTGTTTTTTCAAGATTAAAAATTACTGAGGTTGGTGCAGGTTATTGTCATTTCCCAGATGATAGACCAGATGAATATTTTAAACAGTTAGCAAGTAGTGAAAAAATAGTAACAAGATTTCATAAAGGCTTTCCTAGAAGAGAGTTCGTCAAAACTAGGACTAGAAATGAAGCTTTAGATTGTAGAGTTTACTCAATAGGTGCATTTAGTATTCTAAATCTTAATTTAAATGCTATAAGTGATAAAATAAATTTAGAAAAAGAAAAAAAGGTTAATATTGATAAACAAACACCACCAAATAGAAGAAAACCTGTTTATAGTGGTAGAAATTTTATAAATAACTGGAGATAAATTTACACTATAGTTAAATTTGAAATTTTAAGTTATAATACTATTGACAACCATAATTTTATCAAAAAGGAAGGATAAAAGTGGCAAATCTTTTTAATTCTGCGAATGCTCCCACAGATGAACCATTAGAATTTGTTAAAGGTGATTTTGTTCAATGGCGACAAGATGAATACTCTAATGATTATCCCAATACATCACACACAATGGAATATGTTGCTAGAATTAAAGGTGGTGGATCTAATGAAATTAAAGTAGCAAGTACAACTATAGATGATGATTATCTTTTTACCATCACTTCATCAGATAGTTCTAATTTTGAAACAGGTAATTACCATTGGCAATTAGAAGTAGTTGAAACATCTTCATCTAATAGAATTGTTTTAAATACTGGAGAATGGAAAGTAAGAGTAGATTTAGATGATAATTCTACTGATCCTAGAGAACATTTTGAAATAATGCTAGATAAAATAGAAACAGTTCTACAAGGTAGAGCAGATGCAGATGTTTTGTCTTATTCTATAAATGGTAGATCACTTTCTAAAATGTCTCCAAATGAATTAGTAGAATGGAGAAGCTATTATAAAAAAGAACTTACTATGCATAAAAGAAAAGAAAGAATAAAACACAATATGCCAACTGGTGCAACAATCGTAACAAGGTTTTAATATGGGAATATTTGATTTTCTTAAAAAGAAAGATGAAACAAAAAAGATAAAGAAAAGAACTTATGCGGGTGCTAGAGGTGGAAGGTTATTTAGTGATTTTATTCAATCTTCATTTAGTGCTGATAGTCAGCTTAGATATAATCTAGAAGTATTAAGAAATAGATCTAGAGAATTAGTAAGAGATAATGAATTTGCTAGAAGATATGTCAACTTAATGAAAACAAATATTGTTGGTGATAAAGGTTTTCATCTTCAAGTAAAAGCAACAAATGATGATGGAAGTTTGGATGCTCCGGGAAATACAATTATAGAAAATGCTTTTAAATCTTGGGGAAGGTTAGGAAATCCTACTGTAGATGGTAGATTAACTTGGTTAGATTGTCAGAAGTATGCAATAGAAACTCTAGTTAGAGATGGTGAAGTATTTGTAAAAAAGCTTTCTGGTAGGAGATATAAAGATAATTTTGCTATACAGCTTATAGAACCAGATATGATTGATGAAAAAAAGAATGAACTTCTTTCTAATGGTAATCAAATTAGAATGGGAGTTGAATTAGATAAATTTCATAAACCAGTAGCTTATCATGTACTTACAACACATCCGGGTGATAAACATTATTCAAGGCAAGTAGCACAAAAGCATATAAGAGTTCCTGCTGAAGAAATGATTCATGTTTTTATGCCTTCTAGGACTTATCAGACTAGAGGAGAACCATTTATGGCTTCAGTAATATCTAGTTTGAAAATGTTAGGTGCTTATCGAGAAGCAGAAATTATTGCGGCTAGAATATCAGCTTCAAAAATGGGAATGTTAACAACACCAAATTCAGATGATTATATGGGTGATGATCTACATGAAAATTTTCAACCAATTATAGATGTTGAACCGGGATCATTTCACCAACTTCCAGCGGGTTATGATATAAAGATGTTTGATCCAGATAGACCTAATACATCATTTGGTGAGTTTGAGGGTGCTATTTTAAAAGGTATAGCTAGTGGACTAAATGTATCTTATGCGGCTCTCAGTAGTGATCTATCGTCTGTTAATTACTCATCTATTAGGCAAGGTGCATTGGATGAAAGAGATCATTATAGAGCATTGCAACAATTTTTAATTCAGCATTTTGTAGAACCTATTTTTCAAAATTGGTTAATGTCATCTATGGATTTTGGTTCTATACCATTACCTTCTAGTAAATATGATAAATTTAATGATAATGTTGTGTTTAGAGGTAGGGGATGGAATTGGATTGATCCATTAAAAGAAATAAATGCTTCAGTTGTAGGGTTACAAAATGGAATACTATCACATCAAGATGTACAGGCACATTATGGTAGAGATGTAGAAGAAACCTTTTCACAAATTGCAAAAGATAAGCAAATAGCAACACAAAATGGATTAAGTATGGCTTTTGAACCTTTTGGGCAAAAGTTCCCTGTAGAAGCTGAAATAACACAAGGGGATGATGATGGCGAAGTATAAAGGAGAGGAGATTAATTTGATTCCAACAAATGCAATGGTAGAAGAAGCTAGAAAAGGCTTAGAATGGCGAAAAGAGTTTGGAAGAGGTGGAACTTCTGTTGGTGTTGCAAGAGCAAGGCAAATAGTTAATAAACAGGAACTATCAGCTAGAACAGTAAGAAGAATGCATTCTTATTTTAGTAGGCATGAAGTTGATAAAGAGGGTGAAGGATTTAATGTAGGTGAAGATGGGTATCCTTCAGCGGGTCGCATTGCTTGGGCATTATGGGGTGGTGATGCAGGTCAATCTTGGGCAAGAGGTAAAGATGCACAACTTGATAAGATTGATGAAGATGAAACTAGAGCAATAGAAGATGAATTTCCAGATAAAACAATTACTGCATTAGAGAATAAAGTAAAAGAACATAATGAAGAGCATGGATCAGCTAAATCTAAAAGAGTTACTTTAGGTATGTTAGCTAAAGTCTATAAAAGGGGAGTAGGTGCATATAATACCAATCCTCAATCAGTAAGACCTAATGTAACTTCTGAAGAACAATGGGCGATGGCTAGAGTCAACAGTTTCTTATATGCTGTAAGAAATGGTAGATATAGAAGTGGAAAACATGATACTGATTTATTGCCAGAA